CCTCGGAGACGAGCGCGGCGAGGCAGGCTTCGATCTTGGCCTTCATCAGCAGCGCGGCCTCGTAATCGCCGAGATCCCGAAGGCGCGTCAGTACTGGGGCGAGCCAGGAGACGTCGCGCAGCTGGCCGGGCCGGCGCTTGCGATAGATGTGCAGCACGTCGCGGGCGGGGACGCGCTGGCTGCTGAGCCAGGTGGCGCCGCCCGGCAGAACCCAGGATGCGCCGGGGTGGACGCGATGCAGCCAGTAGCCGACCGGCTCACCAGCCTCGCCTAGGCCGATGCCCTGCAGCGTGGGGACGCCCTCGATGACGCCCTGGCGGGCCGTGTCGAGGTGATCGCTCTCCAGCACCTGGAGCCGCAGCCCGATCGGATTGGCCGGCGTGATGTCAGCCGGCAGGAGGCGCACGAAGCATTCCCCGCTCTCGACGACGGCACGCATGACCAGCGCCTGAAGGCCATACAGATCGAGCCGCCCCTCGGCGTCGCAGGCCGTGCTGTCGGCCCAGCGGCGCCAGGCCTCGGCATGCGGCTTGTCCGGCCAGCGGGTGGTGATGCCGGCGCCGACGGCATTGCCGGTCCAGAGATCGACAATGCGCGCGGCGTAGGGATCGTTGCGCACCGCATCGCGGGCGCGGCGCGCCACCGTGGGTGCGGCGGCACCAACCTCGGCCGTGGCGCTGCTCCCCGAGGCCGCCCAACTGGAGGCGCGGCTGTCCTGCGCCGCGGCATAGCCGCGCAGCACCTGCCAGGCCGAACGCAGCCGCGTCATCATCGCGGCACGGCGCCCAGCGCATCCACCAGCGCTCCCGCGGCCTCTGCGATCGGGCCCGCGGCGCTGCCGCTGGCCGCGATCCAGGCCAGGGCTAGGCTGGCTGCCTCGGCGGCAGGCAGCTGCGCCTCCCAGGCCACGCCACGCAGCCGTGCAAAGGCGCGAAACGCCTCATCGGGAACGCCGAGCGCACCCGCCAGGGCGGGCGGCGTCAGGAGCGGTGCGTCGGTCATTCGGGTCTCATGAAGCGCGCTAGGGTGATGCTGGGCCGCCGGGCGGCGCTGTTCTCGGCGCCATGGCCGGCGGTCAGCGCGGCGCTGATCTCCGCCAGGCTGCGGTACTCGACGGTGCGTCCGTCGAAGCTGACGCGGGTGGTGCCGGCCGCGAAGGCCTCGGCCAGCCCGCGCCAGCGATCGCCCACCGGCCGCGCCAGCGCCCAGGCCAACACGGCCGGATCGAGGGCGGCACTCACGGGCCGGCGCCCTGGGTCAGGGCACGCAGCACTGGCAGCACCTGGGCGCCGCCGGCACCGAGCGCCAGCAGCACCGCGACGATGCCCCAGATGGCGGTTTCAATTCGCCGCGTCTGCGCCCGCAGCGCGCCGATCTCGGCACTCACCGCCTCGTAGCGCTCGGCGCAGCGTTCGACATGCAGCGACAGATCCTCGCGCTCCCGCGCGTGCAGCGCCCCGTTGCTCATCCTGGTGTCCTCGTCCTGATCAGCGGAGCCAGCCGGCGCGTGGCGCGAGCCACCCGCGCGGGCGCTGGGTGTCCGATGCGGTCATGGGTGGCGCCGGTGCTGGTGCTGGTGCTGGTGCTGCCGCGGGTGCTGGCGTTGGCGCTGCCGCAAGTGGCGCATCCGCTGCCTCGTCCCGCAGCCGCGCCCAGAACTGCTCGCCGTAGCGATCCGCGCCGAGCAGCCAGAGCGCGGCGCGCGCCAGTACGGCGCAGTCCAGCGCCTCGTTCCTCTCGCGCAGCTTGGCCCATTCCTGCCGGGCAAAGCCGCGCCGGTCCTTCGTGGTGCGCAACTGCTCCGCGACCAACTGCTTGACCCATTCGACGTCGATCGCCCGCGGCAGATGTACCCAGCCGGGCGGAAGCTCCTCCGCGTCGCCGCGGCCGAGCCAGAGCCGGCGGTAGAGATCGGCCTTCCAGGTGGACACAGAGACGGTCCAGAGCTTCAGGCCGCGGCGGAGCTTCTGGCCGTTCACCAGCGCATCCACCGGCGTCGGCCCCTGCACCGGCTGCGCCCGGTTCCAGCCGTCGATGCCCTTGGTGGGCGCGATCCGCGGATCCCGAAGCCGGCGGAGGTGGCCATAGACCGCCGCCGTGTCGCGGCCGCCGGTGTCGATGCAGAGCCGGGCGATCCGCATGGCGCCGCCACCCTGCCGGGGCCAGTCGCGTGCCAGCACCCGGGCGAGTTCGTCCCACGGTTCCCGATCTCGCGGGCTGCCCGGAATCACCACGTGATCGACCAGCCAGGAGGAAAAACCCTCCGCCCAGCCCCAGACGTCGCATTCGAGGCGGTCGTCCTGAACGTCCACACCGGCCGTCAGCACCAGCGCGCCGGGCGGCACGACGCCCATCCGAAAATCCTCGCGGCGCTCGACCAGGCGCTCCCAATCCGGCGCCTCGCCCTGCTCCTGCCAGGTCTCGCCCAGAACGGTGTTCCGAAAGGTCTTGATGTCCTCGGGCTTGCCCTGCGCTGCCTCCCAATCCCGGGCGATCTGCGCCCAGGACAGCCATCCCACCGGCGAGTACAGCGCCGAGATGTGGAAGCCGATCGTGTGCGGGTCTTGGCCCTCGGCCGTCGAGCGCCACTCCCCGCCGCCAAGCATGGCGGTCTTGTCGTGCTCCTGCATCGGATGGTCGCAGGCTGAGCAGTGATACCGCGCCGTCTCGGGTTCACCTTTTTCCCAGAGCAACCGTTCGAACCGGAGCCACTGCATCTCGCCGCACGCGGTGCACGGCACGAAGAACCGCCGCTGGTCGGAGGCCAGGTACTCCCGCTCGATGCGGCTGCGGCCAGCGATGGTCGGCGTCGAGACCAGGAAGGCCTTACGGCGCCAGCCGAAGGTGCGGGCGCGCGCCTCGGCCAGGGCAATGGGATCACCCTCGCCGGCGACGTCGCCGGGATAGGCGTCCACCTCGTCGAGGAACAGGAACCGCGCCGTCATCGACCGCAGCCCGACCGCGCTATTGGCCCCGGTCAGGACCAGGATGCCGCCGGGGAATTCCTTCGACAGCATGGTGTTGCCGCTGTCGCGGGCGCGGGCGGGCGCCACGCGCTCCCGCAGCGCCGGCGTCTCCTCCAGCAGCGGGTCGATGCGCTGGCGCGAGAAGCGTTTCGCCAGTTCCACGGTCGGCTGCACCGCCAGCGCGGGCGCCGGCACGTGGTGCATGATGTAGCCGAGCCAGTTGTTTCCGCTCTCCGTGGCCCCGACCTGAGCGCCCTTCATGAACACGACGCGCCGGGCGGGATGCACCGCCGACAATGCGTCCATCACGTCCTTCAGATACGGCGTGCGGCTGGTGCGCCAGGGGCCAGGTTCCGCGGAGGCGCGGCTGCCGAGCATGCGGTGGCGCTCGGCCCATTCCGAGACGGTGAGCTGCGGCGGTGGGCGGAGCATGGCGCCGACGCGGCGACGCACATGCTCACGGCTGCGGAGACCGATCCCCTCCGAGGCCTGCTGGATCGAAGCGATCGGCCGCCTCCGTCAGCAGGTCGTTGATGTGGCTCTGCAGGATGGTCTGCAGCAGATGCGGGTCGACGCTGATCTCGGCGGCGATCAGCCCCGAGACGCGGGCCGGCCAGTTCAGCAGCGCGTCACGCATGGTGCTGCCGATCTCGTCGAGCGCGGCATTGGCCTCGGTGACGTCGAGCAGGCGGCGCTTGGTCTCATCCAGCGAGAGGCGCTGCGCCTCCACCTTCAGCGCGAGCTGCGCGACCTTCAGCCGGGCGAAGGGCGTGCCCTCCGCGCCGGCGCTATTGGCCAGGGGCGAGCGGGCGGGATCGGCGGTCTCGGTCAGGCGGCGGCGGGTCTTGTCGATGTCCCACTGGCCGTCTGGCTCGCGGGCGATGCGGCCCGAGCGCTCAGCCTTGTGGATGGCAGTATCGCTGACGCCGAGGCGTCGCGCGGCCTCGCGCGTCGAAGCGGTCATTTCCGGCATGGCGGCGACCTCCCGCCGCGCGTGATCGTCATCACGAGGAAGGGCCCGCTACCTGCCGGCGGCGGGCCCTCGACGTGTCCGGTCTGAGTATCAGGCCGGCAGGTGGTAGACCGTGTAGGACCCGCGGGCGCCTTCGTTGTTTGGGCCGACCTGGCGGACGCGCTCCAGCACCTGCACCTCGATCCCCTGGCGCTTCTTCAGGCCGGCGAAGAACCCGCGCACAGTGTGCTGCTGCCAGCCGGTGGCCTCGCAGATCTGAGCGATGGTCGCACCCTCCGCGCGGCGTAGCATCGCCAGCACGATCTCCTGCTTCGTGCCCTCGCGCGGCTTCCGGTCCGCGAACATCTCCCGGGCGGCTTGGCGGCCCAGTGCGCCCGCGAGTGCTCGGAGGCTCTCCATCGCGCGGGGTAAGTCGGCATCACGCCGGTCCGTGTTGTCCCAGGCTGCCAGCACCGTCGCCGCAGCTTCCCGCAGGCTGGCGCGCGGGGCAGGCTTGGGCGCAACGTGCGCGGGTTCGGCTTCCTCCGCGGGGGCATCCCCCTCCGCGGCGTCCTCCCCGCCCGTAGGCGCCGTGTCGGCCACTGGCGGGGCGGCCTCCGCAGCGGCGCGGCGCTCGGCATTGCGGCGGGCGATGGCGGCGGCGCTCTGCTCGTCCTCCTCCGGCGCATCGCCCGCGTTCGGGTCGATGCCGATGGCGCGCAGCCCCTCGTCGGTGATGCGCGCCACGATCCAGGTGCCGTCGTCGTCCTGCCGCCAGCCGAGACCAACATGCTCCCGTGGCGCGTTGACCTCGGTCAGCAGGTTGGCCTTGATCAGGCTGCGAAACACCGCGTTGCGTGCGGCGGCCGGGAGGGTCTTCGGCGCGCGGGCCAGGCCCATCTCGTGCTGCGCGGCGGCGCTGAGGATCACGCGCTGGCTGTCGGAAAGCTTGGTCATCATGGCGGTCTCCGGTTCCGGGTGCCGACCATCGGCCCCTACTGCCGGGAGCCCCGCTGGCGCTGCCGGTCGGGGCGGTGCGGGAGTGGCCCGCGTCGGGTTCCCATCGCAGCAAGCTGCGATGGGGTCCCGTCAGGCTGCGTATTCGCCGCGGCGAAAATGCTGGTCCGCGATGTCCTTCAGCTTCGCAGTGGCATCCGAAAGCCAGGCCGCTTCGCCCCAGAGCACCGTCTCCGGATCCGCGCCGAAACGGTCCTTGCTGGCCTGAGTCAATTCCGCGAGGAGGGCGTCGAATTCAGCCTTCTTCCCGAGGAAGGCTTCGAGGCTGCGTTCCTGGTTGCGGGCGGCGCGGGCTTCGCGGTCGGTCATCGTGGTCTCCGTCGTGGTGCAGGGCGGGGTGCTCTGCGTGTGACGGACCATTCGCGCTGTGGCGCTCACGAGCCAAGCGTATCTCGCGCTTATCGAACTGCGTAGATCGGAGGCGTTCGATCACACCATGATCGACGACGCTGTACATGAGGGAGCCGCGCATCGCGGCGCTGCACACCATGCCCCACAAGC